TTCTGCCGCTTTTGCTGCTATTTCTGCTCTTCTGGCTTTGTTGGCTGCTGTTCTTTGTGTATCTGCTTCTTTTCTACCTTTAGGCCCCCGTTTTCTATCTTCTTTAGCCCTAATAGCTTTAAGGGTATGTCTTTTCAAACCTTCCCGAGCCGGGGCACCTCCAAAACCTTTTACTTCAGCTATAAGAGCGCCCATACTTCTATAAGTATTCCAAATTGATTCCCCAACTTGGTTTGCTATTTGTTCCTCCACTTTCTCCTCTTCCTTCTCTTTCTTCCCTTTTCTGTCCTTCAGGGCTTTTTGTAGTTTGTGTCCAGCAGNCATTCCCGCAAGTGCCCCTACCGGCCCTCCAGCCACCGCACCTCCTACACCTCCACCCACTACGGCTCCCAGCACCCCTTCATTAATTTCTTTGTAATTTTTCATAAGTAAGACCCCTCTAAGCTCTATTATATAGTCATGTTAACTATAGACAACCCAAAAAAATTTGATTGGGCGAACATGGATCTATCCGACTGTTGCGAGGGCAACGCGATGGATACTTACTTTACCCTTAAGCTTTTTGATCTTATCATGGAAAAGCTGGGGGAAGAACCTGTCATGAAACTCATTGAGAATATTGTGATGCCTTCTCTTGAAACTTTCGCAGAGATGGAGTATAATGGGTTGGATGTGGATCTTGATACATTAGGTTGCGTAGGCAATCAACTGCGGTCTACTAATATGGATGAAGAAGATTTCCTTTATAGTTGTAGGGGGGTTATTAAGACCGATAATCTTTCTTCTAATAATGATCTAATTGAGATTCTTTATACCCGAGACGGCGGTGTAGGATTATACCCTCCTGATAAAACTGCAAAAGGCAAACCTTCTGTGTCTGCTCCTACTCTTAAACTTCTCCTTCAACATATTGATGAGGAGCTAGAGAGGCGTGGGTAGGTGGCAATATCGAGATGAGGGGAAGCGTATCAGCAAGTCTGTTGTAGCAGACAAAACTAAGGAAGAATTAGTAGAGGCTAAGAAATTCCTGAAGGGGTTACTGGATCTTCGTAAGTCTGAGAAGCTAACCAAGACTTATATTGAGGGTACTAAGAATGCTATAGCGTATAATGAGAAGAATAAAGTCTTTGTGGATTTCCGCTTTGATGGCACCGCAACGGGAAGGCTCTCTTGCGCTGCGTACACCGCTCAGAAATCCATGGGAGTATCTTTCCATACCTTACCCCGTGAAACAAAAAACAACATCAGAAGCCTTTTCAAAGCTCCTGGTGACTGGGCATTTATTGCTGCTGATTATGCGGCTATGGAGTTGCGAGTCTTGTCTCACATAGCGAAGGAGGGTAATATGCAGACTGCCTTTAACCAGGGTGCAGACCTACATACTTATACTGCAAAGCTTCTGTTTAATAAGGATAGAATTACTAAGCAAGAACGACAAATCGCTAAGACTGTATCATTTCTTATTGTATATGGAGGAGGAGCTTTCAATTTAAGTGAGACTGTGGGCATTCCTATTAAACGAGCGGAGAAAATTATTAAGGACTACGAGAATGTATATCCTGGGATTTTTGAGTACATGGAGTTTGTTAATAATTTCATTAAAGCCAATGGATATGCATACACTATCTTTGGGAGGAAACGGAACCTTCCTGATGTGTATAGTCGTGAACGATCAGTAGTTAATCGAGCGTTGCGCCAGGGGTTGAACTTTACTATCCAAAGTGCTGCCTCAGATATTCTTTTATCTTCTCTGTTGGGAGCTTCTCGGAGATTTAAAGAAGCAAATCTCCAAGCTCGACCTGTGGCTACGGTGCATGATTCTATTGAGATTGTGTGTCCACAAGAAGAGGTGAAGGAGGCTCTCACTCTTCTCTACGATGAAATGGTTAACTATCCTACGATCAAGAACATTTTTAATATTAAATTTGATATTCCCCTCGCTATTGATGCAGAGGTGGGGAACTCTTTCGGGGATGGAAAAGTTGTTGAGTTTTCTGGAGGAGTTCCTGTACTATGAAACGATGTAATAAGTGTTTGCAAGAATTAGATGATTCCAAGTTCGGTTTTCATAGTGCGTCTAACTACCTAAGACCAGAGTGCAAAAAGTGTAATAACAAATTAGCTAAAGAACGAAGAGATNTATATAAGAANCAGGGCAGTCCCCCTACAAAGCATACTTGTCCTATTTGTTTACGGAAAGAGGATGAGGTGTCAGGTTTGGGGGGTAAGAAGTTGGGTCCTTGGGTTCTTGACCATGACCATAAAACAAAAGAATTTCGTGGGTGGTTATGTCATCCATGTAATCGGGGTCTAGGCGGGTTCAATGATGATATTACTAAGTTAACAAGGGCTAAGAAGTATCTTCATCATACTAAGTGGTGGCAAGTTTGGAAGTAAATGAAAAGGGTATTGAGAGTNGTTAAAGCTTTTTATTGTTGGTGCAGAGGGGGTTGCCNCGTTGCNTTAACTGCGGACGAGCGGTTAGCTATTTGTAAAAAATGTACACACTATAGATTAGAGAGGTGCGTCCTTTGTGGGTGTATACTAAAGTATAAAACTAAAATGGAAACTGAGAAGTGCCCCTTAGAAAAATGGTAATATGAAAACACTTGTGATTGGAGACTTACATTTTAATGATAAGCCTATGGGTATGTTAGATGCTCAGAAGGAAGCGATAATTCAAATTTGTAAGGAGAACGCTGATTGTTCCAAGGTTATCTTCTTGGGGGATTTGATGATGCATAGGCACCCCAGACCCACTGTTTTGTTAGCTTTGAAAGAGGTTATGGATGAGGTAAGTAAGATACAACAGATTTATATTCTAAGAGGAAATCATGATAGCGTAAATAAATCTGATGATGGGAGTACGATCCTTAGTATGCTTGAGAAAGATATGGTGTGGGGCCACCGTCAGGTAAGAGTAATAACTAAAACTTGGATTGATAAAGTAAATAAGTGGGTATTTATTCCACACTATGAAGATGATGAAAAAATTAAAAGCGATCTTAGGAATGTCCCTGAGAATTATATGGTGTTTGGTCATTTTGGGTACAATGGGGTGCTTGATTGTGCTGGGGATGCTGATTTTGGGGTTACTTTATCCGATTTTAAAAATCCAACAATTCTTGGGCACATACATAGAGAAAGCCATGAAGAAGGAGTCTCCATCCTCGGAACCCCCTACTCCACCAACTTTGGAGAAGCCGGAAAAGATTGCTACTACGGTATCCTTACTGGATCAGGCTTGGAAAAAATACCAACAGAAGGAGGACCAAGACACCTAGTAATGGACTATGACAAGGTAGAGGAGAATTTGGATTGGATTAATGCAGAAACTTCTCCTCCTAACTATACCCTCTTACGAATTAATATAAATACAATCAATGAAGATCAAGATCAGGTTACTACTTTGTGTGATTCCATTACTGCTCCCTTTGTGGAGATTAAATATAAGCCTCTTCTAGATGAAAAAGAAGAGTTTGAAACAGATAATAAAATTTTTACTACTGCAATTAATGATGAGTTGATCGAGCATTATATAAATTCTAGTAATGCTTCTATAAATAAGGCCGATCTTCTCTCTGGTTTAAAATTGATTCATGAAAATCAACAAAATAGAGATACATAATTTTTATTCTATAAAGAATGTAAAACTCAGCTTCGATAAGTATAAAGGAATTGTCCTAATAGAAGGAAAAAATAAGGACACAGGAGGATCTAACGGATCTGGGAAGAGTGTTCTTATTGAGGCTGTGGTATGGGGCCTGTTCGGGAGGACTGTTCGTAAGTCTACGGAGGAGGCACTAATAAATAATTCAGTAAAGAAGGGTTGTTTTGTACGAATAACTCTTAACGATGACATTGTAATAGAAAGGGGTAAGAAGCCCGTCTTCCTTAAAGTTTTTAAGGGAGATAAGGAACTAACCAAGGAGAATGCATTAAAAACTCAAGCATTTGTTGAGGAGTTACTTCAAACTAACTACAAAGTGTTCTTAGCATCTACAATCTTTGGCCAGCAGAACAATATAGAGTTCATTAATGCTACGCCTGAGGATAAACGAACCATCATTAAGAATTTCCTGAATCTAGAGGAGATTTTTTCTCTTAGAGAGTCGGTTAAATATCTTAAGTCTTCTTCGTCTCAGACCGTGAAGAAGCAAGATGCTATTATTAACGAGCATGAGAAAAGCATTAAGTCTTATGACAAGGAACTAAAGAGCCTTGAAAAATTACGAGAGGAGGTAGGGGGGAAGTACGATGAAGATGCTTTGTCCTTGTCCCTTAATGATGTAATAAAATTAGAGTCTGATAATCAGACGCATGAGTGGATGGTAGTAGCCAGTAAAAAAGAGATCGCTGGTCTGGAAGAAAGGATTCAGCATCTCCTTTCTAGATTGGAACATCCTGATGATGAGGAGTGCTGTGAGATGTGTGGCCAATCTGTCGATGTTCCCTTTCACCCTAAACGAATCTCTCTTGAGATTGAAGAGTGCAACGGGTGTATTGAAAAATACAAGGAAGACATAAGAAGAGAAAAGGAACTAATACAACCAGTTCCTATAAGTTCCTCCGAGTATTATCAAATCATTGAGTACAACCAACTCAAGAAGGAGTCCGAGACCTTTACGGATATTAAGCAAGGTACTTTAAAAAAGATTCAGGAAGCTCATGACATCAAGCAAAAGTATAACAGCCAGTATGAGATAATGAGGTTTTGGGAGAAAGCTTTTTCCGAATCAGGTATAATTAAGTACATCATTAAAAATGTGTTAGATTATTTTAATTCTAAGGTAAACTTTTATCTCTCTCACCTATCCCAAGGTAAGTTTTTCATTGAGTTTAATGAGGAGCTTAAGGAAACTATCACTCATAACAAGCAGAGAATTCATTATATGTCGTTGTCGGGAGGAGAGAAAAAGAAAATTAGTTTGGCTGTAATGCTAGGACTTCAAGAGCTTTTAAAGATATCTCACAATCAAAAAACTAACTTGATGTTTTTTGATGAAGTAGCTGAGAATTTAGACAGAGAAGGGTTGGATGGGCTCTACATATTATTGTCAGAATTAAAGAAAGACAAGAGTTTATTCGTCATTACACATAATAATTATCTTAAATCTTTAATGGAAAATAGTAAGACTATTACTATGATAAAATCTAAAGGAATATCTAAACTGATTGGAAAATAGTTATGGCAAACACATCTTTGAATGAAATTGGACAAGAGATTTTTGATAGTAGATATGCTTATCCAGGCGAGTCTAAGTGGGCTGATCGGGCGAAGGTTATTGCTAAAACCATAGCGTCTGCCGAGAGAGATGAAGATAAAGAAAAGGTAGAGAAAGCTATCTACGAAGCTGTTGGATCTGGGGATCTTATTCCTGGAGGTAGAATTATTTATGGGGCTGGTAGAAATAGAGGTAATCACAACCTCCTTAACTGCTTTGTTATTATTCCTGAGGACTCTGTGGACTCCATTGGGCAGACCGTTAAAGATATGTACAAAATTTCTTGTGCGGGAGGAGGGGTAGGATTTAATGTATCCAAGATTCGTCCCAAGGGAGATCATATTGGGAGTGTAAATAACTCACATCCAGGAGCGGTTTCAGTTCTTCAGATGATTAATGAGGTGGGTAATCATGTTCGTGCTGGAAAGAATAGAAGGACAGCACTTATGGGTATTCTTAATATTACTCACCCTGATTTGCTTGAGTTTCTTTCCGTTAAGTTGGATCAAGGAGAGTTAAATAATTTTAACATTTCTGTAGCTATTACTAACAGATTTCTAGAAGCAGTAGAGTTGAATGAGGATTGGTACTTTTCTTTCAACAATAAAGAGTATCATTCTTATGAGTTAACTCGTCACAGTTTACATACNCAAGAAATTATTAGCGTTGTTGCTCAGGATGAAGAAGATGCTCTGGCCCGTGCTGAGAATTTTTATAAGGAAAATTGGGAAGATACCTTTACTTGTAATGGTCAGAATGATATTAGGGCGCGAGACTTATGGGATATGATCTGGAAAAATTCAGTCGAGTCTGGTGATCCTGGAATTTATAATATTGATTTAGCAAATAGTTACACTAATGTTTCATACTTTGAAAACCTGGATTCAACGAATCCTTGTGGAGAGATTTCACTACCTTCTTACGGAAACTGTTGTTTGGGTAATATTAATCTTAGCAATATGGTTCTTGCTGACGGTACTGATTTGGATTGGAAGCGTTTGGCTAAGACTGTCAGAACTGGAGTCCGCTTTTTAGATAATGTTCTGACAGTTAATACTTTTCCAACGGACGAGTGTAAAAAAGTTGGTGAGCGGTCTAGAAGAATTGGTTTGGGGGTAACTGGACTTCATTATATGCTTATTAAATTAGGTTTNCGATATGGTAGTGAGTCTTGTTTAGAATTTCTTGAAAGATTGTTCAGTACTATCCGAGATGAAGCATATAAGATGTCTATATACTTATCAAGGGACAAGCAACCATTCCCAGAGTTTAACTATCAAAAATATCTTGAAGAAGACTTTGCAAAGACTCTCCCAGCCCGTATTAGAATGCTTATCAAGCGATACGGGATTCGAAATGCTGTCATGCTTACTATTCCTCCTTGCGGCACTATCTCAATGCTCCACGGGGTTAGTTCGGGTATTGAGCCTATCTTTTCTGCTATGTATAATCGGCGTTATCGGCATAATAATACTTGGAAGGAAAAATTAGTTGTTGACCCCCTCTTCCGAGAATATTTCGAAGAGGATAAATCGTTGGAGTGTTTCATCGGAGCCTATGATGTTAAACCCGAAGACCACATTCGGGTCCAAGCGACTATACAAAAGTTCATTGATTCCTGTATCTCAAAAACAATCAATCTTCCCGCCACAGCCACACCTGAAGAGTTTTCTCAAGCGGCTCTGGACTATGCTCCATACCTCAAAGGTCTTACGGTGTATAGAGCGGGGGCTAAAGAAGGTGAGCCTCTTGAGGCTATCCCTTTAACAGAGGAGAATATTGAGAAACATATGACAGTTTTTGTAAATACTGCTCTGNCAAGTGGAGATAAGTGTTCCTTAGCAGGAGGTGAGTGCTAGTGGCAACATACGAATGGGTTTGTAGAGAGTGTAAAATCTATTGGGATAGGGAGTATCGTGTTGGAAAAGCTCCTTCTAAAACTAGATGTCCTGAATGTAGAAAACTCTCTGAGAGATACTGGCAGAATCAGGGTGTGGGAATTTCTTTTAAAGATGATGGAACAGGAAATCAAAAAAATCCAGGAGNCCAAGATTTTCATACTGTAAGACGCAGATATCAAAAATTCTTTAAAGAGGGGTACGATAGAGATTCTGCTAATAGATTTTTGCATAAACAAATTGATGCCAGTAAAAGTGCTATGGATGATGAATCTTTTAGGTATAGATCAGCAACTGTGGATTGGGATAAATTTGCAGAGGTTAGGGGTTTGAAAAAGGTGAGTGATAAAGAGGCTAAAAATAAGTTAGAAAGGTCTCGAAAACTAACTGCTGAGGCGTATGATAGAGCGAACAAGATGGGCTATAAAGACATCGGAAAAACCAACTTAGATATTACAAAACCTAACAAGAACAAATAACAGCCATGGCTTACGATTTTAGTGAGAATATCCAAAGAGGTATTCTCTACCTCCTGAAATCTAATAAAGATTTCTACCTACAGATTGTCAACTTAGTTCAGCCTGATTACTTTGAGTTCCCTTCTCATTCAAAGATTTTTGAGAAGGTTAGAGAACATTATGATAAGTATGGTAAGCTTCCTACGGATGATTTTATTGTTCAGGATGTGAAGCCTACGCTGAGTCCTAGAGAGAATGTGTCGGACTATGAGGATGAGCTTTCTTACATTAATAATGTAGATACTTCAACCACTACCAACACAGAATATTTGTTGGATTTGGTGGAGGGGTTCGCCAAAAAGGAGGCGATGAAATCTGCTATAGCTCAAAGTATTTCGCTAATTAAAGATGACCGTGTTGATGAGGTGGAGGCTTTGGTTAGGAAAGCTCTTCTTATTAACCGAGATGTTGATACGGGACAAAATTATTTCAAAGATATTTTAGGTAGATGGGATAGAATATTTAATAAGAAACAAGAAGAAAAGTATAAGACCTTCCTGCCGTTAATCAATAAATCCTTGGAGGGTGGTTTGGGCTCCAAGGAAATGGCTATGGTGGTAGCCCCTCCGGGGGTGGGTAAATCCTTGTTTTTGGTGAATCAAGGAGTCCACTCTATGATTGAGGGTAGGAAAGTCTTATATGTTTCATTGGAAATGAGTGAGGATAAGATCGCACAGAGGTTTGATTCAATTATGACCTTGGTGCCACAGTTCAAGCTTAAGGATCCTGCTAACCAACTCACGGTTAAGGAACGATTAGATATGTTCCAGAAAGAGTTCCCTGGAAGCCAGTTGGTTATTAAAGAATTTCCTACAAGCCAAGCATCTATTAACACGGTTCGCAACTTGTTAGTTCAATTAAAAAATTATGATGATTTTGAGCCTGATTTGTTGATTATTGATTACTTAGAACTGTTGCGCCCCACTAGGGAGATTCAGCAAGAGTATCAAGCCCAACAGAAGATCGCTGAGGAGTTGCGGGGAGTTGCAATGGAACATGATATCTTAGTGTGGACTGCTACTCAGACGAACAGACAGGGCCGAATGGTGAAGATTATTACAGACGCAGAGTTAGGGGATTCCTATGGTAAGATTAGGACTTGTGATTTTGCCTTATCTCTCAACCAATCCGAAGAAGAGTTTGATCAGGGAACAATGAGGGCGTTTGTTATTAAGTCTCGCAACGGTAGACCCAGGTTTGTGGTGCCCATGGAAGTAGATTATAGTGTTCTCAGAATGTCAGAGGCCGATGAACTCTTTTCAGAAGGCTCCTCTTGAAATCAAAGAAAGCACCCCCCATCCATTCTATGGAAGTATATACGGGAGTAAAAACTTTTAAGATACAACAAAAGGCTTTAACTAAAGATAGTCTTTATGGGTGTGTAGAATTTCCTAAATCTTTATTGACGATAGATCCTAACCAATGTATAGAAGACTATAAAGGAACTCTATTGCATGAAATTTGTCACATAGGGTTTGATTTGTATGGGCTGGGGGATGATGATGATATGCCCCAAATAGGTAACGAATTCCTAACAACTGTCACCTCCAATATGGTTCAACAACTAGCTGGATTAAATAAAGAATTATTTAGGTTTATTTTTGAGTAACCTAAATAAGGTATGAAAGATTTAGAGCTTAAAGATATTATGGACAGGCCCGTTAGGCCCCTTACCTTGTTGTCAGTTTATAGGAATGGTTGGTGGCAGTTCACAACTCCTGTTAATCCTGTGCGTACTGTAGACAACCAAAGTTATTATTTAATTAGTGAAAAATTTGGATTGGGTAGACAAGGAACTTGGAATCCTAAAATACTTGCTAAAAGAGGTTCTCCTGGGGATTACATTTCCCAAGATCAATTTGGTGAGTATGCGTTAGTCACAGAGGGAGAATATAAAAGATTATTTCCGTCACCTAACTTGAATCCTCCGAGTACCCCCACCAACTCANCCCAGCTACAAGATCCAAACTTTTTAACAAATATTTCAAAAAAATCCAACCCTGCTCGACTGTAATAGTACAACGATAAAACTTATACCTCTTAATACGGGATACTAATATGCAGGAATTAATTGAATCACTAGAAGATTTTACTTGGGAAAATTATAAAGACATTAGTGATGCTTTGGTGCGGTTTGATGATCATAGCGTGGAGAATGAGATGTTTCGACAAGCATCTGTTTACTCCTACTATTTCGGATTGATGAGCATGGCTAAGAGAAAGGTTAATGAGTGTAGTGTGGAGATCACTCGCTATGCCGCTAATCTTAGGAAGGTCTCTAAGGGGCAGTCTACTACTAAAGTAACNGCCAAAGACCTTGATGATATTGTCCTTGGTGACACCTACTATACTGAATTGCAGACCAATTTGGATGAGGCTACTTTTAAATATGAAATGCTTAAGGGCCTTGTACGAGCCCTTGAACAAAAAAAAGATATGTTACAACAAATTTCTGCAAATAAACGAGAAGAAACGAAACTATATAAATGATACTACTATCATACACTAACCACTAACTAAAGGAAACTAAAATGGCTATTGATCTTAACGCTCTTAGAGCAAAACACGAACAACTTAACAACCCACAAACGGGTAACAACGCAGACTTCCTTAAGAAGTTCTATCAAATTCCTGAGGGCAGCAACGCTGTTCGCATTCTTCCTTGGAGGGATGATGAGAGGGAATTCTATGCGGAAACTAAGATTCATCGAGTTCCTGGACCTGATGATTCTGTAAAAAATATGCATTGCCGCAAGGTGCATGGTGAGGCTTGCCCAATGTGTGATCTTTACTTTGCTTTGTGGAAAACGGGGCGCAAGGAAGACGAAACTCTTGCTCGCCAAATTAAGCCCCGCGCTCGCTACTATTTGAACATTCTTGCTAGGGAAAGCGGGGATATTAAAATCCTCTCTATTGGGGTAATCCTTTTCAAGAAGATTATTGGTGCGATGCTTGATGAAGACTTCGGGGACATTACTGATCCCGAAACTGGGCACGATTTTAAAATCGTGAAGGAGATGGATGGACAATGGCCGAAGTACGATCAGTCTCAGCCCCGCCCTAAATCATCTCCTCTCGGTAGTAAAGCCGAGATTGCATCCTTTATGGATAGTCTCCATGAAATTCATGAGCTTGTGAAGCTTGAAGAATATGAGGATGTTAAAAAAGCTGCTGCGATTCTTACTGGAGTTGCAGTACAAGGTACTCCTTCATCAGAGACTGAGGAAGTTTCTGATAATGATTACCTCTCTAAATTGCAAAGTTAATTACTTATGAAAAATATTTTTCTAACACTTATTTGTGTTTTTATGTTGGGTACAGGGGTGGTGTCCTGTACGGCTCTTGAGGGGTTCTTCGGAGAAGGCACAGTTTTCACCACTCAGGATCAACTCCAAGAAGGGGAAGAAGGTGCTATTATTCCCTGGGACCAGCTACCTGAGGCTGTGAAGGATAAAATCCCTGAGGGGACTGCTCTTGTCATGGCAAATAAAGATCAGTTAGTTACTGATGCTGCTTATATTCTTGCTGGCGGTGTCTTGGATGGGGATGCTCTTGGTGGCATGATCGACGCTGGTTTTGGTATCGCCAGCACCTTCCTTCCTGGGCTTGCTGCATGGGAAGGTGTGGTTACTCTGTTTAGCCAACGAAAGCGAAAGCATTATGTGAAGGCTGCTAAGGCTATTATCCCCACAGATAAGAATCTGGACTTCGGAGGCGCAGTTGGCAGTATTGCTGCTGCTTTAGGAATGGTACATTCTTCCGAAGGTACGAAAGAAGTTTTTGAGGATGAGGAAGTTTAAAAAATAATTTTTATTCTATAATAGGAAGGCATCTGTTCTGGGTGCCTTCCTTTTTTATTATGGCTAATAAACTAAAAATACTTTGTGCCCCTTCGAATGAGGGGGGCTGCGCCTACTACCGCATTATAGCTCCTTACAAGAAGCTTGAAGAGCTTTATCCTGACCGAGTGGAGATTCGATGGAACAAGAATCCACTAGGTATTAATGAAAAGGANGGCTCTTGGCAACAGGGGTGGGACTTTGAAGATATGAAGTGGGCAGACATCGTATTCACTCAAAATCTCTCTAACTTCGGGGGAAACTACACGGCAAGAATTATTGGAAAAGCTAAAGAATTCGGGAAGTTTGTCCACTATGATACCGATGATTTGCTGACCAATATTTATGAGGGACATAGATTATACAGTGTTTACAAGGAGAAGGGCTTAGAAGATATTACGAAGTTTATATACAGCCACTCAGACCTAGTGAGCGTGACACAGAAAAAGTTTGCTGAACGAGTTGCTCCATACTGTAGTCCTAATAATGCACTCGCTGTTATAAAAAATAGTATAGATTATAATCTCCCGTGCTGGAACATGGAGAAAGTTCCTAGGCCAAAGAAGAACTACTGCCGCTTTGGTTGGGTTGGCGGCATCCATCATGAGCAAGACCTACGATACTTCTCTGGTGTACCTCATTTTGTGAACCAACGAGTGGGGAGGGAGAATTGTCGGTGGGACTTTTACGGACACCCACCTCCCCAAACTCCTCCTGATGACTGGCAGTATGATGTGTGGAGAAAGTATAAGAGCATTATTCTTAGAGGATTTAAAGGAGGCAAGAACTGGGATGTTCATTACGCACAACTCCCTGATAGGTATGGTCAAATGTTTACTCATATGGATGTAGCCCTTGCTCCTCTTGAGATGAATGATTTCAATGATTCAAAATCTGAAATTAAGGTGGCTGAGTGTGGAAGATACAAGATTCCTCTTGTGGCATCTAATGTAGGATCTTATGATGAGTGGATTGTAAATGGAGAAACGGGGTATTTAATTGAACCAGGAAAATCTCATGTTTCAGATTGGACTAGAATATTAACTAAGATGGCTAAAAATCCTGGCTTGGTTAGGGAGATGGGGGAAAACCTCCACACTCTCACGGAACCAGCGTTTGATATGAATAAGGTTGCTAAGGGAAGACTTGNTTTATATGAGGAGTTGATGAGTGTCAAAGTCCAAGGTTAGTATTGTAAGTAGTTGGACTCGTCCTGGAGGCGGTACGGTTGCTCACATAAATCTAACTAATTTGTTAAATGAGAATGGGTATGATTGCACATTTTACGGCCCCAATCNTTGGCACATAGATAAGTGTAAAGGGGCCTCTATTGAGAAGTGTTTAGTTGGCCCAGATGATATTTTAATTAGCCACTTTATTCAAGTCCCTGCTGAAGTTCGGCCCAAGAAGCATATTTTGTACTGTCATGAAAAAGATATTTTTCCTCTCAAAAATGTTTCTCTAGCACAGTATGATTTGATAGTATATGTAAGTAATTCCCAAAAGGAGTGGCAAGGAGTAAATCATCCTTCTGTAATTATTCCTCCTTTTGTTAAAAAGGTAAATTGGACAAATCCTAAAAATGGAGTAGCTGGGATTATCGGGAGTGTTGATAAAAATAAACAAACTCATGAATCTATTCATAGGGCTGCTAGAGATGGTTTTTCCACAATTAAGCTTTTTGGAGAAGTTACAGATAGGATGTATTTTGAGGAAAAAGTGAAACCTGCGATGGATATTCAAGCTGAGGTCACACTAGAAGGTCATGAGGACGATCCTGAGACCATGTACGGGCAGATCAGTAAGGTCTACCACTCGTCCCTTAGCGAGACCTATGGGCTTGTAGAAGCTGAGTGCAAGCTCGCTGGGATCCCCTTTAAGGGACCTAGTAATGGCCAGGATATTTTAGATAAGGAGGAGATATTAGAACGATGGAAAAAAATCCTAAANTAAGTATTGTAACTGCGTACTACAATAGAAAAAATCTTTTATTAAAAACTTTGGCTTCAATTGAGGAGTCGGAGAGAACTCAAGATATAGAATTTATTATTGTAGATGATGTAAGTAAAGATAACCAACGATTAGAGGATATTCAAGATAATTATTCTTTTCCAATTCATATTATTAGACAAGAAAAAGAAGACAAAACCTATATTAATCCCTGTGTGCCTTTTAATTTGGGGTTTGCTAAAGCAAAAGGGGATTTAGTTTTAATTCAAAATCCAGAATGTTTCCATGTGGGGGATTTGCTTTCTAGTGCTTTAGAAAATACTACAGATGAAAATTATCTAGTTTTTGCTGCCTATGCTTTATCTCAAGAAGATACTAAAAATTTAGGATTATCTAATCAGAGAGTTAGCCTCTTAAATAAGATTTCTAATGGAGGACAGGAGGATGGGTGGTATAATCATTCTATAATTAATCCTAGACCTTTGCACTTTGCGTCTTGTATTACTAAAAAGAATTTAGAGGAATTGGGTGGTTTTGATGAATCNTATGCTCAAGGTATTGGGTATGATGACGATGAACTACTAATGAGGATTAGACATAAAGGGCTAAAGGTTGAGATTTGCGATAATCCTTTTGTTTTGCATCAAAATCATTATGATGAGAATGCTTTTGAGAATAAGTTTAAATTATCCCCTGAGCTATTTCATAAAAATCGAGAGTTATACTTAGTAGAAGCCAAGAAACGCTACAAGCCTAAAATTGTGGGGTTTTCTCAATTACATAATGAA